AGAATATTTTGATAATACTTCTGCTCTTCTAGTACCAGTATTTTGAAAATATCGGTACTTGGGATTTATCTCATCAGTAGTCTGTACACTATTTACACCAGAGTATGGTAACTTGGATGAGATATATGTCATCAGCTCTTTACCAAATGTAGAAGATCTACCGTCGTCCGTATGATTCATAATTTCTATTATTTATTTAAATATTGTTGTTTTTCCATCTGTATACTTACACTTTTGTAAATGTTACATCTGCACTCTCAGTACTAGCCCACCCGACCTTGTCAATAACAACAATATCAAATTTACCATTGGCTGTTAAAGTTGGTAAAGTAACTGTTATAACACTCGGTGATAATACCTCCCAATAATCTTGAGATAATATATATCCAGATACTGTCGGAAAATATGTGAAATTAAATGAGGTTAATGTCTGATAAAAATTACTTACATTACTACTTAACATTACATAATCAGTATATTGAAAGCTTCTGCCCTCAATGGTAACTATACCCCCGCTGAGTCTACCTGAATTCACAGTATAGTTATTATACAATTCAAATATATTATTACCTTTATTTGCATTTTTATAAAGTACATTAGTAATTGATGGGCTCCCCGATACACTTACTAATTCAGTATCAGAATATAGACGTGAGCTTGCTGGATACGTTAATGTAAGTCCTGATAGACTTGCATAGTCATCATACGTAGTATAAAATTTAGATGTAAAGTTATCTACATTATTAAAATTAGCATTTATAAAGAATATATTTTTAGAATAATCTGTTGGTGCTTTTTGAAATAACCAACCCTTTATAATAAAGGTGGTATCGGCTGTTATTCTTGGTTTAACTGTACCGTTTAATTCAAGCGGATATCCCATTGCAAGATTACCATCCCAAAGTACTTCTGATCTTATTTCTTGTTCCTGACTTAAATTAAATGTACTAGGAATTTTCCATGAAATTATAATATAGGGGTTCGCATATGGAACGAAATTAGATAATATTTGGTCCATGTCAGTCTGATAATAGGTCATTATAGACATACTAATAGAGATATTCACGGGTGTAGGCATCCCGATATGCTGAGTAAATTTATTAGACTCATTTGTCCTGTTAATAGGTACGTAGAGACCCTCTAATTTATTAAATACTCTCGTCTCGTCCCTAGTTATACTGGAAATATTAACTGCAATAGCTGGTAATGTAATATTCTGTGCTTTATTGACAATATCAAACAATACACGCTCTTTAGGCGCATACACATATTTTACTTGTATTTTTTCTTTTTCTTCTCTGTCGTTATTAAACCTCTTTATAACGACATCATCGAACGCAGCAAGAAACTGCGTCAATATGTCTTTTATTTCCCAATTGTATGTTTGATTTTTAATTTTGTATAAATCTCCTAATCTACCAAGTATTTAGTTAAATCTACTTAAAAAGTATTTTGGTAGCTTATGTTTATTTCTCATAACTGCATCTAAGATATTGCCATCTAAAATATAAGTAACGCATTTATCACCTGTATGTCTCGATCCACGCCCGCATGCTTGAATTAAATTATTCAACATTTTATTCTGATACCAATTCGGATCTTCTTTAAATAATCTCTTAATGCGTTCATCACCTAGAGGTAAATAAGATGCCTTTACAATAATTTGAAATCTTGCAAGATCATCTTTTAAGTCTACACCAAACGTCAATGATGGACTAACAAGCACAGTATTCTCAGCAGACTCAAAATGCTGCGCTAATATTTGATCATTACTAACTCCTGGCTCGCGAAAAATATACCTACCCGCTTTTAAATTATTTTTGAGATAATCTGTAATTTGCATTGTATGAGTATGAATAACCCCCTTATGCATTTTATGTACCTGGCAAATCTTATTAATCTGTTCTGTTAAATATGGTAATACCTCTTTAAGATTCTTGTAATTAATTTTTACTTTATTTGAAATATAAATCGGTGAATTAGCAGGATCAAAAGTAGAGTCAACTTCAATATACTTATAGTCTTTGATACCTAGAGTCTTTGCAAAGGCTTTATGATCAATAATTGTTGCTGACATTAATAAAATTTTATCAGCATATTTAAAAATATTACTCGCAATATCAGATACTCTTAATGGCTTTAATGTTAAGCCCTCTTTTTCTTTTTCAATTAAATACTCGCATTGATTCCAAGTATCTAATGTAGTCTGTAGAGACAAGCACAGTTGATTATAGATTGAGTATTTTTGCTTATCTGCTGCAGATATATTTTTACTCTTCTTAAACATTTTTAGTAAGTCATCAACCTCTTGATTTAACTCAGCAACAAACCCACATAACCAAGTATGAAATTTTAAGTAATTATTAATTGGTATTGATGTAATACCATGACCCATTTTTTTTAATAATTTGTAATTTAAATTTCTTGAATACTTACTAACCAATTCATCTTCTAGTTCAGAAGCTTCATCACAAATCATATACTCGCGATATTTTACATGAGCGGGTAAAGATAAAAACATACTATAGTTTAACACTCCAAACTTATTAACGAGCGTTTTATTTCTTGCATTATAGTATGCACACTTATTTTCATTCTGACAATTACCTTTTAATTGCTTTAAATACAAACAAGGAGCCATGTCAGCATTAACAGAATTATCTACATCACAAATATAGTTTGATTTACCTTTAAGAATTCCACTATCATCAAAAATACTTTTATATTGATCTTGTAGACTTTTAGTAATAGTTAAGGCAAATGCTCCGAATGGTTTATATTGTTCAGTATTAGTAAAATCACCGAATTGATTCTGCTCGTAAATACTATAGTCGTTTACATCACTGACATACTTAGCATCTGGCTCTTGACTCGAATTACTTAACGTCTTCGATAAGAAAGATTTACCCGATCCAGTTGGAGCACAGCACACAACATATTTATACCCCTCATTGAACGCGCTTTCTATGCTATTAAGTAACTCTACTTGTTGGGTTGTCGGAGTAAATGTAGCAGGGAAGTTATCAATTAATTTCACATTCTTATTTTAATGTATTTCCTACCAAAAACACAATTTCATTATCAAGCAATTTAGAGTTTTTTAATTTAGTATGATGTTTAATAATTTTTAGAATCTCTGGATCGTTGCCAGTAATTTCTTTATTTTTGTAACTAAGTACAATCTTTTTATCTGTCTGAGTAGCTTTAAACGGGTATGGAAATTCAAAAACTTTATTTTCACCTTTATTATTTTTAATTATTAAATTTATGTAGTAATTATTGAGAGAAAATAATACAAAGATACCTTGTCTGACTATTTTTTTATTAATCATAATAGTTAAGTATTGTTGCAGGTTTCTCTCTAATATTTCCAATAAATTCATAATAATTGTTAACTATTCATATACAATATTTTCTCCGCTGTATTCATTATTAGTATATTTTTATTAAAGTATTCCCAGAAATTATCATTGGGTGGAAATGTCTTAAGTACTTGGCAATTATAAGTACTAACACACCTAAAATTTTGCATTAAAATATCCCAAGTAATTACAATGTTGTTTGAAGCAGGATCAAATTTTGGATACTTAGTTGGTACCCTATAATTTAAAACTTGACGACCATTGAAGCTATTAAGAAGCTCTGTACTATTTGTACAGAGCATTCTTCTATATGCCGACTTACCTTCTGCGGGTATTTTACGTAGAAACCTTATTTCGAGTACGCTTGTTAACAGTGTGTTTTTTAGTTGGCTTGTTTCCATTTTCTGCTACTTTTTCTTTTACGTTTTCTTTACAAATTCCAAATAATCGTTGCTCATTCAGAAACATCCCTTTTCGGACAATACCTTGGCCCTCTACTTCAATATTTGAAACAGCTGCTCCTTTATCATTTGGGAACATAACAATGTCACCTACTTTAGCATAGTTGACATGAGGGCCAATTAACTTCACTTTACCTTTACGCCATGCTTTCGTTAAGACGTTAGTTGGAATAAAAATACCATTGCGTTCAATTGCTTCGCCCATCCCATCAGAGATCTCGTCAATCATTTCAACGAGAACAATATCATCAAAAATAAATGATAATGTGTATTCTTCGAGACCGAACATTCCGCCTGAATGACCTTCGAGATCAATTAGGCCCTTTACTTGCTTCAACTTATCTAAGTGTGTAGGTATTTCCATTGCCATATATTTCTATTTACGTGTATGTTTTTAATTATCAAGCAAGAAACTCTAAATAACCGACTACTTCTTTTTTTGATAACTCGTATTTTTTTGCGATTAACTCAACATCACTATTTTCATCTAGTTTTTCTTTTACTTTCTTAATATAATTAAGTCTTGTTCGTTTCATTTTAGGTAAAAGATTATACATGAAATTGTATTGATCCTTTTTTACTTGTAGGTTCGACCAGTATCTATTTGTCGATTCATTAATAATTTGAGCACAAATACAAGAATGCATACTAATCCACCTATTAGCCATATACATAGTGAATTGGTTTTCTTCATCGGGTACTTCTTCAATTTTCTTTTTTGTAAAAATTAGCGAATCAATATAAGTAAAGATTGTATTTTCGCTCATCTTAAACAATGACTTTAGTCGTCGCAACATACATATCTTGTAAATTAGTATAAAAAATTTCCTGAATATCTACCATAAATGATTCTACATCTTCATCACTTAGATTAGTACTGAATGCAAATCCTGGAGCTGACCTACCTGCTACAATATTAATTCCGGTATGACCAAGAGCAACATTATTTTTCGAATACGTAATACTAACAGAGCATTTCCCAACGTTATATTCTTTATTATCAGATCCAGTGAATGTTTCATGGACCATTAAATCGTCACCATCTACTTCAATTGGCTTATTAAGATATTGAGTAGATAGAATATTCGCAATCTGCACATTAAACAGTCTCTGAAAGGCTACTGCACCGAGCGGACACAAATTTGGAATTTCCCAGATGATATTAATAGCATCATAGCTATTGATATAGTCGTTATTTAAGAGATCCTCTTGATCTACTAAGTTTTCCTTGACATTCATATTACCTCTGAAGATAACAACATCCCCAAGGGGTCCAACGTTTTTTCGGAGGTACCTATAAGCGAATCGTTGATGTAAATCTGATCCGTCGTAGTTCTGCACAGTTTTAATAATCATATAATATATTCTATCTTCTTTCCTTTTATATCCAAGCTAAATCTCAAACTTTCTCTCCCATTTGTAAAAATCAATCTTGTTTATTTTTCTCATAAAGTTAAACACACGTTTAATTACCCAATTGTATTTTCCGTATATGTGTCTGTATAAGAATGTGCGCTCAAATTCGTTTCTTTTTTTTAAATTGTCCATAACCTTAGCAAGGCGCTGTTTTCGCTCTGCATTGCTTGCTGACTCGTATTCAATAAGATCTATACTAGTCAATACACCATTATAGAATGTTGCTTTGTAATTAATAGAATAATCATAGTTATCGCTTTCGTAGTAATTATAAAACTCAACCGTATTGGTTATATTGGTTGGTTCCCATTGTTTAGTTTTTGGTGAAAACAGCAATAATTGTTTGTTTTGATCGATCTTGTATTCAAACAGATAGCATTCAAGATCTTTTGTTTGAAAGGACCTAGACGGCATTGGTACTTTCATTTCTTTTGGCAGAGGTAATCCGTCAAACTCTACTGTAATTGTGTCAAACATTCCCATAATATTATAATGTGTATTTTTTAGTTGAATTGTACTCGAAAAGCTCATTCATTGCAATGCATTGAGCGAAGACATTTTCTTTTTGTTCTTTTAAGTATTTATGGAAGTGCCCATAAAAAATTTCTGCAACACCAGTATTTAGTGCAATCTCAGATATTACTTGTCGTTGATCTGCACAATCTTGCATTAGTTTACTATCTTGTTTGGTGTAAAATTCATAAGATGTAAGCAATGAGCTAGTTGGGTTATTAAAATGCTCGCAAGTATCATGAGAAAACATTACTTCACATTTATCGGTATATTTCTCAATTGCTTGCGTTTTTTCATCCTCCCACCAATCAACATCCTTTTTACGTTTGCAGCGATCGAGTGATATTCCACCACCAACCATTATTGCTCTCTTAAAGTTAGGGAAGATTCCATGTGCGGCATTTTTAATAAAGATAATATTAGGTAGGTCTAAGTCCCAGAATTTATCATCTGTAGAATCGTGATTGCCTCTAATAATATAAAGATTGTAATTATTTTTAACGCATATTCGACTAAAATAATTTAATTCCACTAATGTATGTTTATGTAACTGATTTTTATCAAAACCGATTCCACCATCACCCATGTGAATTATATCCGATCCTTGTGGGATATTACCACTGTTAAGTATTTCACGGGTTTTAACTAAGT